GCTGGGCGCCAGCGGCGCGCATGAAGGCATGGAGGGCTGCGCCGACCTGCTGCCGCCCGAAGGCCATGGGACTGCTGTGGCTGCCCTCACGTTCCGGCTCCTCGGTGGCAAGCTGGCCGAGAGCGAGCAGCTCGGCCAGCCGGGTCAGTTTCCCCGCTTGTCCTCGGCCTGGCGCACGGGCTCGAAGCTGCGGCTCAGGCCTTCGACAACCGCGCGTGCCATCAAGCCGCGCAGGCCGATCACGGTGCAGGCGGCGTCCAGCGCTTCGGGCGACAGGGGGGCCGGCATGTCGTTGGCGTCGAGCACCAGGTCCTGGCGCCAGTCGAGCAGCAGCTCGATCAGCAGCGTGCGGTCGTCCACCTTGCCGTCCTGCAGCTTGTCCAGCAGCTCGGCGAAGGCTTCGCTTTCCAGGCGCTTGACCACCAGCGTGAGCTTGGCGCGCACGGTCTGCGCGCCGTCCTGCAGGTCGACTTCGACCGGCACCTCCAGGGTGCGGCCGATCTTCAGGCGGTACTGGCTCATGGGCTTTGGGCTCAGTAGCTGATGAAGCGGCCCAGCACGGCCACCGACGCGGTGACGCGCAGCACCTGGCCGCGCTGGATCTGCGGCATCTCGTTCATGCTGACGTAGCCGTAGAAGTAGCCCACCATGCCGCCGGCGATCACGGCCTTGAAGGCACGCTTCTGCAGGCTGCGCGACGCCGCGATCAGCGCCTGCTGCGACGCCAGCGAGATGTCGTGCCCGAACACCAGGTTGATGCTCGTGGCGTTGAAGCCGGCCGGGATGGCGATGGCGTTGCGCTTGGCGATCGGCTCCACGTTGGCCAGCCGCACGTCGCCGCCGTTGGGCTGCACGTCCAGCCACTGCTGCAGCTCGAGCCAGCCGCTGACCTTCTGCGCCTGGCCGGCGCCGCTGCCGGCCGGGAACCAGTTGGTGTCGGTGGCGTCCAGCCCCTTCAGCGCAAAGGTGTCGACCGTCAGCTGGTCGGCGCGCCAGATGTTGTCGGTGGCGTCTTCCCAGCCGCTGGTGACCAGCAGCTCGTCGTCGTCGACGTAGCCGTGCGCCACGCTGCCCGCCACCGCCGGGCTGGCGTTGCTGAGCGTGGTGATGGTCTTGGCCGCGGCGAAGCCGGTGGACATGAAGAGCTTCGAACCCTCGGGCAGAAAGTAGGACATGGGGTGCCTCTCAGATGAACGTGCCCGGCTGCGCCGGATGGATGAAGAACTTGCAGAGCCAGCGGATGCGCACGCGGCCCATGGACGCCTCGCCCTCGGTGGCCACGCTGCGCTGCAGGCTGGCCAGCTGGCCGCTGTAGGGCGCCGCGCCGCTGGCATGCACGGCCGCCAGCGCGGCTTCAGCCAGGGCGTTGAGCTGCGCGTCCATGCCGGTGGTAGCGCGGCAGATGCCGTCGGCCACCACCTCGAGCTCGTGCTCGTTGGCGCCGACGAAGTCGTGCGCACGCACCGCCTCGTCGCCGGCGTACACGCGCCAGGCGGGCAGCTCGGCCTCGCCGAAGGGGTGGAAGCGGTCGCTGTAGGCCCGGCCGGCCGTGGCCGGCACGCCCTGCAGCAGCAGCTTGTAGGCGTCGATGACCTGTTGTGCAGCCAGCATGGCGGGCCCTAGCTGCGTGCCAGCACCAGGCGGCGCACGGCGCCGTCGGGCGACGCGTGCAGCACCTGGCGCACCTTGTAGGACTGCGCGCCCACCACCAGCGTCTGGCCCGGCGCGGCGGCCGGTGCCTGGCTGGCCAGGACGCGGGCGCTGGGCTCGTCGGTGACGGCGGCTTCCAGCGCGATGTCGCTGCCCGTGTCCATGATGGCGTGCAGCGGCACCCCGGCCAGCGTGGCCGCGGTGCCGAAACCCACCACGGGGTCGAACAGCGTTTCGTCGTCGCTCACGGTGTCACGACGGCTGGCCGTCGCCTTCGGGCTTGCTGTCGGCAGGCTTGGCCGGGCTGGTGGCGGGCTTGGCTTCCACCAGCTCCACCTTGTCGGCGGCGCGCAGCTCGGCGGCCAGTTGCCGCGGCAGCTTGATCACGTCGCCGGCCTTGCGGAACTTGCCTTCGAACCACAGCGGACGCAGCACGCGGTGCGGCAGCGGCGCGGTGTTCGGCGTGTTGATGGTCATCACCATGACGCCGCCCGATCAGGTGATCGACACCGCGCGGCTGAAGGCCGCAGCCTGCCGCACACCGATGTCGATGGTCTGCATGCCGCGGATGCCGGTGATGCCCGCCGTGAAGTTGGCGTAGGGGTTCAGGGCGATCTCGAACATGCCCCACTCGCCGATGACCACCTGGCTGAAGTCGCCGAAGATCATGCTGCCGGCGGTGAGCTGCGTGGTGGTGGTGGCGCGGAAGCCGGACATCTGCCCGTCGAGCACGCTGCCGGTCCACAGCGGCGTGTCGGTGCTGGCGAAGCGCTGGCGCTGCATCAGCAGGGCGGCCACCGCCGGCGTGGTGACGTAGGCGCTGCCCACGTCGAGCGCGTTGCCCGCCGCCACGTCGGTCTGGAACTCCACCACGCCGGCATAGGCCAGCGAGGTGCCGGTGACCGCGCCGATGCCCGCGGTGGCGCTGATGCCGGTGGGCTGGCCGCTGGCGCCGCTGCCTTCCAGGCCGGCCAGGTCGACCGCCAGGCCCAGCACCTTGGCGAAGTCGCGCATCACCAGGTCGTCGGCGGCCGGCGTGCTTTGCAGCATCAGCAGGCGGCTGACTTCGGTGTAGGCGCCCAGGGTCTTGGGCGTCAGCGCCAGCTGGCCGGTGGCGGGCGTGCTCTCGGTGATGCCGGCCGCTTCGTTGGCCAGCCAGTATGCCGTGGCGGCGCCGCTCCACTTGGGCACCGTGACGTTGCCCACCAGGCCGCGCATGAAGTTGGCGCCCAGGCGGCCCAGCACCGTGCGGGCGCGCAGCAGGTCGATGAAGTCCTGCGGGCGCAGCTCGGTGGCCACCAGGTAGCCGCCGGCGGTGGGCGCGGCGGCCGTCAGGTCGCGCTGCTGCAGCTGCCGCTGCTGGATGTCCATCGGCAGGTAGAAGCCGTTGTGCACCGGCTCGGCGATGCCCGCGCGCTTGCAGATGGCCTGGCTGCATTCGCGCTCGAAGCCGGCCTTCGACCAGTCGCGCTCAACCAGCGCATGGATGGCGCGCATGACGCTGAAGCGCTGCTGGTCGCTGCGGCTCAGGTCCAGGTGGGTGACCTGCTGCGTCTGGCCGGCGGCCACCGCGTTCATGATCACCGAGCGGAAGGCATCCACCGTGCTGCCGTCGTCGATGGCGCGCGAGGCCAGCGCCACGCCGTCGAAGCGGGCGAACTGCTCGCCGATCTGGCGGATCTGCGTGGCGCGCTCGCGCTCGGCGCGGCGCACCGCGTCGGCATCGGCCGAGGTGTTGAGCAACGGCGCAGCCGGCGTGGTGGAAGTGGCCGCGCTGGTCTCGGCGGCAGCAGCAGTGGTCATGGCACGGTTCTCCAGGTTGACCGAAGGGGTGGCGGTGGTGGCGGGTGAAGGGGCAGATGCAGATGCAGGTGCAGACGCCTGGACGCGGCGCTGCACGCGCGGGTCTTCGGCTTGGCGGCCCACGCCCACGGTGGGGTCGGCCGGCACGGGGACGAACGAGATTTCGTAGGGCGTCCAGCGGGTGACGCGGTAGGTGTCCACCTCGTCGTCGCCGGTGAGCACCAGCTCGGCGCGGTCGATCACGTAGCCCACCGACACGTTGCGCACGATGCCGTCGACCACGTCGTTCCAGATTTCGGTGGCGCGGGCGCTCTTGCTGAAGCGCACCACCGCGCGGCAGACGCGGTCGGTGCCGATGCTGATGCTTTCGACCACGCCGATCTGGATGCCGGTGCTGTGGTTCCACAGCAGCGGGCCGGCGCCGTCGCCGAAGCGCTCGAGCTGCACCGAGCCGGGCGCGCAGTCCAGGATCTCGATGCCCCACCAGCGCTCGTAGGGCAGCTCGCTGGCGAAGGCGATTTCGACGGTGCGCGCTTCTTCGTTGACGGCGGCGCGCTGCACCACCAGGCCACGGGCCGCGGCGGTGCCGGGGCGCAGTGCGCTGGGCGGGGCGGTGTCGACAACGGCAGTGCTCATGGCGCGGCACTGTGCCGGCGCCCTGCGCGCGTGTTCAGGGGGAAAAGTGAGACGACGCCGCGATCAGCGGCGGCGCGGGCGACGCAGGCGGATGTCGCGCAGCATCTGCAGGTGCTGCGCCACGCGCAGCAGCTGCGGCGGCGCCAGGGGTGGTGCCTGCAGCAGCTGAAGGTAGTCGAAGCGCTCGACCGCTGGGAGCGCTGGCGGCGCTGGCTCCACCAGCAGCAGGGTGTACCAGTGGCCGAGCATGGTCAGGTGTAGGCGATGGCAACCTTGATGTCACCGGCGGCCACCGCGTCGGTGGCGCTGTCTGCGGCGCTGGCGGTCAGCGCCCATGCGATGCCAGTGCCAAAGCGAATGCCGTTGCTGCCGCCGTCGACCTGCGCAAGGCCACCGGCCGGGATGGGGATGGTGAGCACCGGCGTATCGGTGCCCACAACCGGCGCGCTGGCCTTGTTGTACAGCTTCAGGTAACGCACCGCGGCATTGATGTTGTTGGCGACGATGGACCAGACCGTACCCGCGCTGGCCTTGGTGCTGGTGGCGTTGGTGCTGGCGGCGCTGTTGGTGAATGTCTGCGTCGGTGTCACCGGCGTATTGGTCGTGGTGCCGGCGCTGGTCAGGCTACCCGACACCGGTTGCGTGCCGCTGATCTGCGCACCGGGGATCGGCTCGGTGGCGTAGGTGCCCGGCAGCATCGTCCAGGCCTGGGTGCCGCTGGTGAACGCCGTGGCCCGCACTCGGAACCACTTGAGGCCGTTGACGCTCAGCTCCCAGGCATACGCCGGGGCGGCCGACAGGTTGCCACTAGTGGTCTCGATGGTGTTGGCGTTGGACCTGATCGCCTGCACCGTGAACCACGTTCCGTCGGTGCCATTGGTGCTGTTGAGCGATCCCTCGAAGGTCACGTTCACCGTGCTGAAGGTGCCCGTGCAGTGGATCATCAGGTTGCTGAACCGCTCGCAGTTGGCCGCGACCGTCTGCCCGTTGGCAGTGATGTTGCCGGTGAATGGCGAGTAGGAGGCGGGCTGCGTCGACACCTTCAGGCGCCCGGCCTCGTCGGTTTTCAGCGTGCCGTAGTCACCATCGCTGCCGACGGCGGTGGTGTCGCTGTCGCGGCGCTGTGCCAGTATGACGACGCCCGGGTCTCCGTCGGCACTGGCGCTGTCCTCTGCCTTGACTGCGGCGGCCAGGCTGGCCAGGGTCGTTTCGGTAGCGGCACCTGTCGGCAGCGGCAAGTCGTCGACCGTCACTGCCAATGCGCTGGCGCGCAGCTGGGTGTCGGTCAAGCCCGACCAGGTGAAGCTGACGGGCAAGCCAGTCAGCTCCGCAAAGTTGGAGACCTCTACCGTGCCGGCAACGGCGCCGGTGTTCACCGCCGTGGTCTTGGCGTTCAGCGCGGCGACGGTGGTCTGCAGCGTGTCCAGGAGACCGGCCAGGAGCAGGAGCGTGTCTTCGCTGGCCGGGTCCACCTCGGTGCCGTCGGGCCGGGTGATGATGTTGAGCGGGAACTCGACGCCCCCGATAGGCTTGGACGCAAGGTCCAGATCGTTGCCGTCGCGGTCTTTGGTTGGAATTGACATGGTGCGGCCTGGTCAGGTGGGCGTCGCGGCCGCGGGTGCGGCCGGCTTGGGCAGGGGCCGCTCGGGCAGGCCCAGGCGGGTGCGCAGGTCCTGCGCGGCCTTGATCTCGGCCAGGATGTCCTCGTAGTCGCGCCCCAGCTTGGCGGCCACGCGCTGCGGGCTCTGCAGGTCGGCGTCCAGGGCCTCGATGTCGGCCTGGATGTCCTTCAGCGGGTCCACCCATTCCCAGCGGCGGCCCACCCAGTTGTGCGGGCGGAACTTGTCCAGCCGCGCCAGCGGCAGCGCCGAGCCATTGGGCAGGGTGACCTGGCCGAAGGCCAGCGCGCTGGGCAGCCATTCGGCGTCGATGCGCTCCAGCACGTCTTCGATGAACCACTCCTGGTCGGCCTGCCAAGCGTCGCGCTCTTCCAGCGTGCCGCTGCGGATGCTGCTGAAGTTGACGCCCTCCAGGTCATTGGCCAGCGCGTGATAGGCCACGTTCAGCCCGCTGGCGGCGCCGCGCAGGTTGGCCTTGACGAAGTCGGCGTACATGGCCGACGGGTAGTCGGGGTTGAAGGCTTGGAACTGGTAGCCGTCCGGCAGCAGGCCGAAGGCGCCGGGGTCCACCTCGGTGTACAGCTCGTCGGCGGCGTCCTTGCTGTCGGCGATCTCCTCGCCGTCGTCACCCGGCGGGCGCGTGAAGAAGCCCATCTTGCTGGCGCCCACGCGGGCGGCCACCAGCGCTGCCTCTTCGTACCCGCCCTGGTTGTGCAGCCGGCCCATGGCGGCGTGCATCCAGGTGACGCCGCGCAGCTGCTCGGGCCGGTCGCGCTGGAAGGCATGCACGATGTCTTCGGCCGGCACGCGGGTGCGGACGTCTGCACGCTGCGCGCCGGTGGCGTCGTACAGGTCGCCCGGGTGGCGGTGGCGCAGCCAGTAGGCCAGCGGCCGGCCGTAGGTGTCGATTTCCACGCCCAGGCGCACGGCCGGCAGGCCATCGCCCGCGGGGCGGTTGAACTGGGTGTCCAGGCGGTCGACGTCCAGCAGCTGCAGCGCCAGGCCGAAGGGGTTGCCGGCGGCGGCGCCGCGCACGAAGCGCAGCAGGATCTCGCCGTCGCGCGCGGCGGTGATCACCATGGTGCGGCACAGCGTGCGCAGCGATCCGCGGCCGGTGGCGTCGCAGGCGGCGGCCCAGCGGGCATGCGCGGCTTCGATGGCGGCATTGGCCAGCGCGTCGGGCTGGCCGTTGGCGTCGACCACGCGGGCCTGGCGCGCAAAGCCGGTGGCGCCCACCACGTTGACGGCCACCAGCGACAGGTATTTCTTGGCGTAGTCGTTGTCGCGGGCCAGCTGCCGGGCGCGGGCGCGCAGGATGTCCACCGCGGCATGCAGCTCGGTGTTGGCGCTGTGGTTGACGGTGGTCCAGCCTTCGGTCAGGCGCGTCACCTGCGCACTGGCGTAGCTGCGCCGCTGCAGGCGACGCACGGGCATGGCGGGGCGCGGTGCGTTTTCGGCCACCACGCCGGCGCGGCCGGCGGCCACGCGCAGGCCGCCAGGGCGGGTGGACAGAAAGCCTTCCAGGACGCGGGATTGCAACAGGGCCATGGTGCGTGCGGTGGTGATCAACGGCCGGTGAAGCGCACCAGCAGGCGGTTGCGCGGCGACAGGCCCTGGGCCACGCGCTCGGCGCGCTCTTCGGCCCGCACCTGGGCGCGCAGCTTGGACACGAAGGCGAGGAACTCGCCCGGGGTGTGGAAGCGGTGCAGGCGGTCGCCGATGGCGTGCTGCTGCAGGTAGGCCTTGGCGCCGTAGGCCACCAGCGCGGCCTCGGCCGCGTCGAGTGCCTGGCGGGCGGGGCTGCGGGTGTCGGTGCCGGCCGGGGCGGTGCGCAGGTTGGGCAGGATGGTCAGCTGCCCGGTGGCCACGGTGTGGATCTCGGCACCCTTCTCCACCCACTGCGCAGCGCTGTAGGCGCCGGCCGGCCAGTTGGCCGTGGTGGCCGCGGCAACGGTCAGGCGATGGTCGGCACCCTCGGCGGTGCCGGTGATGTCGATGGCCGTGCCCGTGGCGCGTGGCGTGAAGCGGGCCTTGAGCACCCAGCCAGACGTGGCCGGGTAGTCGCTCAGGGGGATGAGTGCGCTGTAGGTGTCGCCGGCGCGCAGGGTGGTGGGGGTGGTCATGTCAGGCCCTGCGCAAGATGGCGCCGCTGCGCACCTTCATGGTGATCTGCGTCACCGGCTGGCCGGCAGCGTCCAGCCACGAGCCCGCCGGCAGCGTCACCACCTTGTCGGGCGCGGCATCCCAGCCGGCGTCCTTGTCCAGCCGGGGGTACACCAGCACCAGCCCGGCCTTGTACTCGCGCTTCCAGATGCCATCCGACCATGCGGCTGTCGGCTGCCCCTCGATGGGCACGCCGATCTGCCAGTCGTACTCGGGGATGTAGCGGC